CACGATGAACGCGTCAGGCTCCCACTCTTTGTAGTGCTTAAGCGCGACCTGTTTCAACTCGGGGAACGCCATCCGGTCTTTGAAGGCATCGAGGAGTATGAGTTGGGGAGAATCCCCTTCCTCTTCGTTATAGAACACGCCCCACGTGGTGCAGGCGCTGAAGTCGGAGGTGGTTTTTGTCTCGAACGCCGTGTCCCAGGACTGGATCACGTACTCGCACTGGGGCGGGTCGTCTTTTGGCCACATCCGCCAGTGATGGCGCCCAACGATGGCAGAGGAGTCTGCCGTAGGCTGCTGCATGTACTGCGCGTTCCAGAACCTCGGGTCGAGGTTGGCTTTCTTGGACTTGAGTTGGTCCAGTGGCCACTGGTCTGGCCACAGAGACTTTTCGTTCTCTTGGCCTTCATTCAAGATCGCGGGCAGTTCCACGATCTCCCACTGGTCGGCGTCGGGGTTTTTGGTCTGGTAGTCAATCAGACGGCCAGTGAGGTCGAGCAGCGACCACCGCGTCATGATGACGATGATGGCGCCCCCCGGCATCAAGCGTTGCAGCGGGCCTGTTTGGAACCAGTTCCACGCCGTGTCGAACGCGAGGCGGCTGTTTATTTTTACGTCTTGCTCAGAGTGAGGATCGTCAATAACGAACAGATCAGCACCGCGACCAGCCAGAGCACCACCGACACCAGCAGCGTAATACTGGCCTCCCTTGGAGGTTGACCACTTCCCGGCGGCTTTTTGGTCTTCGGCAACACAGGTTTCGGGGTACAACTCAGCGTATTCGTCGCTGGCGATCAGGTTTCTGATGCGCCGACCAAAGTCTTCGGACAGGCCCGCTGTGTGCGTGCCCATGATGATCTTCTTCTCTGGGAAGCGCCCCAGGAAGTATGCGGGGAACAGGTAGCTGGAGAATTCGGACTTACCCATACGCGGGGCGATGTTGATGATCACCCGCTTTTTCTTGCCCGCAAGCACGTCTTCAAAGATGCGCGCCAGCTTTTTGTGGTGCGGCCCCACCTTGAACCCCGGATAGACGTGCTTGGCGAACTCAATCAGGCTGGTTTTGGCCAGTTGGCGCGACAACCTACGCTCTTTTTCCTCCAGAGCCTCAAAAAGCTCGACTTTCTCCTGCAAAGACAGCGTCGGCAGCGCCGCCTGGAGCGCCGCAAGCTCGCGCGGGGTCAGGCTAGTTAGATTCTGCAGGTTCATCGGGTGTCGGCTCGTCGTTTTGCGGAGCCTCGTCCACTACATCCTGGCTTTCCGCCACATCAATCACGTCCGTGACCTGCATGAAGCGGTTGATCTTCTCCTTGATCTTGGCTTCGATCTCGGCGTCGGACAGAGTGTTGTTTTTAACTTCGACCCGCTCCGTGAACAGCGCCACTTCAGTCACTCTACCCAACATATCCAAGGCTTTTAACCTGATCTTCGCATCAGGGTGCTTGGTTTCCTCAAGGATTTGGCTCACGGCGTAGCCGCGAAGCTCCTTGGCCTGCTCCACAAACTCCCAGTCATAGGCGGTCAGCATCCCCGTCAGGTGCCGAACGGCAGCGGGCGTTTTTAACTGGACCAGGGCTTTGCGCTGTTCTTCGGGTGTTTGGGTGGTCAGCGCGGAAAACGCTTGCTGCGCCGTTGAGGCGGCTGCTGATTTCAGGGCGTCGTCCGTGGAGGGGGCGCCCATTTTCTCCAACCAGTCAGCAGTATTTAGCTGAGCGGCGACGATGTCGTCTGGCGTGGCCTGAGTTAAAGGAACCACGCTCTGCGGCGTAGCCGGTGGAGGGGTGAAATCCAGCAAGTGTTCAAGCATTTCCAAGCGGGGCTTGTGACCGAATAGCGCGGAGTGTATATTCGCAACCGGCATGTACGCAAGTTGGTCCATGCTTTCTCCTCTCTGTTGCAGGTTGCAACTTCCGCCCCGGCTGCAAAGCGCGGGGCTTTTTTTCGCCGGTGTATGTCAAAGGTTGGACTGTATTTGTGGGAAATTTTTTGGGGTATAGGGGGGTATTTATTTTGGATTTATATGGGGGTGGGGGTTATTTTGGCGGGTTTGAGGTGGAGTTTGGGAAAAATGCGGAGTGCGGTTGGGGATTAGTGTTCATGTGACGATGTCGTCGCCGCCTCAATATCGGGGGGTGGGGGGTAGGTGGGGGTCGAAATACCCCGAAATCGAGTATCCGGCCCGACCCCGCTTAGGGGGGTTGACCCCTTATATGAGGGGCGGCGTTTCCTGGGGATTCGCCGCTGACCCTCGCAACCCATCGGGGACATTTGTCCCCATTCAATCGGAGAGTAACCATGCAAGCATTCATCAACGCAATCAACGCTGCCCTCAACGCTGCCAACGCCTACGGGGACGCTATCGCCGAAGCCCGCAACTGCCCCGAGGTCAAGGGCAAAGGCGAGGAAGCCGTCAGGGCCGCGCTGCTGCCCGTTGTCGCCGCGTTCTATGCCGTTCCCCTGATCGATGGGGATGGCAAGGCCAAGGGCCGCAAGGTGCTCGACAAGGCTGCGCCCAAGTACGAAGCGGCGAAGAAAGCCCTGCAGCGCCTCCTGGGCGACCTGATGGGCAAGGGCAGCGACAAGGGCGAGGAACTCGAAGTGCCCGAGCACATCGCTGCCCTGGCAGCGAAGCTCGCCAAGGCTTGCAACGAGTACGAGCAAGCACGCAAGCTGGCCTCCACCGCCATCGCTGCTGCCTTCGCCAAGTGATGGGGACAGTTGTCCCCGTTCGATTTCCGCCACGCAACCCCGAGCGCGAGGGGGGTTGCGTTATTCAACCTGTTTCCTCGCCACTTTTGACACCGGAGAACCGACCATGACCAAAGACCACCTGAACCACCTGCTGCGCGCCGTGATGGACATGGAGCACCGCACCCGCGAACCCATCAGCAAGGAAGGCTACTGGGCGATGTCTGCCCTGGCCCAGGAGTGCGAAGCCCCGCAGTTCGTCATCGAGTACTTCGCCTACAAGGCTGTCTGCGCCGAACCCACCACCCAGGAGTGAACCATGCTTGAACTCAAGCAAACCATAGGCAAGGCCGCGCTGTACCGGCGCGAAACCTACAACCACCGAACCACGCCGCTCATCGAGTGGATCGTCAAGGTGGGCGACCGCACCGTACGCGAGTGCTCCACCCGCAAGGAAGCACTGACTTGGCTCAACATCTACAAGGACTAGACCATGCCCCACATCAACCGCCACCAACAGCGTGCCCTGCCCCTGCGCGGGCATCCCAACCCCAAGGCCAAGGCCGAACTAGACCGCATCAAGGAGCGACTCCTGCGCGAGATCGAGGAGCGCGAAGGCAAGGCCGAGATCAAGTACTGGGAGCGCAGGACTTGGCTGCGCAACGGGTAAGAACGGGGACATTTGTCCCCTTTGTCGTCCGACCCCAGGGTCGGGCGACATTTTGTAAGGTTCTTGGTACTCGACCATCTTTTCTGCCCCTTGTCCCGTACCAAGCGCGGGCTAAGTCCTTGATTCTGTTCACTGTCCACCGAACTCGCCACTATATATATCTATATGTAATATGTAGTAGTAGTAGTAGTATTTTTGTGTGTGTCTTTGTCCTTCTTTTCCTTTTTCCTTTTAGTCCTTTGCTGTTGTTTGTATATGGGGAAAGCTGGACACCTCGTGACATCCTGTGCAGAATCAAGCACTTAGTTCGGCCCCATCACTGGCCAAGGGGCGTGAAAGTTGGGCCAGACGTGGTAGTTTTCGTCAACATCAGGAGCAAAGCATGACCCGTACATGGGAAGACATCCTTCAATCCCGCCGCCGCGCGGGCTCCACCAACTCCAAGGACAAGCCGCTTGCGTGGCATGACCGGTGCATCCGCTGCGGTGAGGAGCGACCACGCCAGGAGTTCCGGCGGTGGCAGGGAACCAAGCGCATGGCCTTCAAGGTGTGCAACCACTGCCATCCCGAGAAGACCATCCAAGAGATGACCGAGGGCGAACTCAAGCAGTGGCTCGCGTATCAGCAGACGCCCGACCACATCAAGGAGATGGTGTTCGCTGCACGCAAGGCGCGCATTGCTGCGACCAACGCGGCGAACGCAGGGCAGGGATCGCGCACTCACTGGCGCTCGGTCAGGCGCGACACGTGGCACACAACGCTGCTGCACATCCGGGCTGAGCGAACCAAGTGGCAGGCGATGCTCGCCCCATCGGCAGCACCACGCTACACCGAGGCCCGCCTCGCATTCGCCACGCGCTACACCCAGGTACTGGCTGACCTGCTGGGCCGCATCGACCGGGTAATTAAAACGGGTATTGACCGGGAGGATTGGGAGATTCAAAACAACAAGGCCATACATACTCGGATGACCTTGCCGGGTATTGAGAAGAAAGGGGAGTTATGTTTCGTTGAAGCGGACGATCCTGCGGATTGGTCGGTATTTATTTCTGATACTGCACTGCAGGAGTTATCGAGTTTGTGGTCGGTGTGTGCAGAGCAACCGAAAAATGGCCGACCACTGGCGGAGCCCGAGTTTCTTCGGGCGATGGCGAGTTAATCAACGGGGACAAATGTCCCCATCAACAACGAAGGAGAAAGCAAATGAAATTTGTGCATCACAACACGGGCGAGTGGGTTCGCCCCAACCCTTGGTCAACCGTGCGCCGCTACCCATCGGACGCTCAGGTGCGGGAGTACGACTCCATCGAGGCCATCGACAACGCTTGGCTGCGCAACACCTTCGAGTGGATGCTCAAGGAGGGGTTGGACGTGACCCAGTGCGGGTCGGATGTGTTTCAGATTCGTCAGTGAAAGGAGAGACAGCATGAAGGTACGAGACTGGGAGTGCGGGTGTGGCCACGCGTGGACTGCCCCGGTGGTGCTCGCCAAGCACACGCCCAACCTGTCGGGTGAGGCCACGCAGTGGTGTCCCCAGTGTGGCCAACGCCCAGTGATGGGCTCGCCTGTGAGAGAAGTCCAACCAACCGAAGGAGAAAGCAAATGAGATACACACTGATCGTCGGAGACGCTGCCACCTATGAGGAAGGCGACGAACATCACGCTGACTTCCAACGCATCGACTTCATCAAGACCTTCCTCACTTTCGAGGAGGCCCAAGCGCAGGGCGAGCACGCCATCGCCCGTGACGGGTACGACACCTATGTGATCGCGCAGAACTACTACGGCATCGTGACCTACGCCCCCAACACGAAAGGAGAAGCAACATGCCAGGAGCAGTAATTTTCAGAGGGCCGTCCCAACTGGACGGCGCGCCCATCATCGTCGTCGCCGTGTGGGCATCGACCAACCGGAAGACAGGCGACATGCTGCAGACCTACATCCTGCGGGAGGACATCGACCCACTCACCGCAAACAAGTACGGCGAGGACTACAGCATCTGTGGCGACTGCGCACTGCGCGGCACGCCGACACTAGACCCTGAGAAAAAACAGGCAGAGGAGCGGGCTTGCTATGTCGTCCTTGGCCAAGGGCCAACGCAGGTGTGGAAGGGGCTGCAGCGTGGGTTGTACCCAGACCGAACCCAACGCCACGAACGCAGGGAACTTGGTCGAGGACGCATGGTGCGCATCGGCACATACGGTGACGGGGCTGCAGTGCCCGAGCATGTGTGGACGGAGTTGCTCTACGCCGCCGAGGGACACACCGCATACACCCACAACCGCGCCAACCCGGTGCACTTCATGGTGTCGGCGGACACACTACCCCAGGCTCAGGCCGCTTGGTCGTCGGGGTTTAGAACTTTTAGGTTAGTCAAGGATGTAGCGGACATCGTCCGCTCAGAAGAAATTCTGTGCCCCTCGTCCCGAGGTGTGCAGTGTGTGGACTGCCGCCTGTGTGGCGGCACCCAAGTCAAGGCGAAGTCCATCGCCATCGTGGTGCACGGCAACGGAGCCAAGCACTTCTAACCCAACGGGGACAACTGTCCCCATCACTTCAAGGAGAAAGCCATGAACAAGATTCAAGCAGCACAACGCAACGCCACCATCAACGCTCACCAGAGCGCCATGCGGGTCGAGCTTGCCCGCCACCCCGAGGTCAAGAAGATCCTCGCCATGTTCCCCCCTGCCCTGCGCAAGGAGGTGCGCTTCAGCGTCAGTGACTACAGCGACAGCGCCACCTTCATCCTGCGCCTGATCGGCCTGGAGTCCTTCAAGGACAAGCAACTGGTCAAGCTCCTGGCCAAGTTCGCAGGAGACGAGTGGCAAACGCAGACCTCTGACTACGCCAACAGCGACACGCCCAATCGGGACTTCAGCTTCAACCGCGAGATCCCCTGGACGCCC